AGACGAGGCGGTGGTGGCGGTGGCGTTAACGGTGAAGGTGCAGACGGTGGCGGTAATGCACCAAGTTCTGGTACAAATAACGTTAATGGAAATGCCGCAACTGCAAATTCTGGTTCAGGTGGTGGTGGCGGAGGCCCGTATAATGGAGACGCTGGTGCTGGTGGTTCTGGGATTTTAATACTTCGTTATCCTAATACCTATACTATTTCACAAACTGGTTTGACTATAAGTACTGCAACAGACGGAAGTGATTATGTTACTACTATTACTGCTGGTTCTGGAAATGTGAGTTTCAGCTAATGGCACATTATGCACTACTAGATGAAAACAATATTGTTATTAATGTAATAACTGGTATTGATGAAGATGATACAACAAATTTACCGAATGAATTTAATTCTTGGGAAGAATTTTATGGTAATTTTCATAATGCTACTTGTAAAAGAACTTCATATAACACTTATAACAATCAACATTATATATTAACTAATGAAAGTAAAACATTAAGTGATACACAAGAAAAAGCATTTCGTGGAAATTATGCTAGTGTTGGTTTTACTTATGATGAAATAAATGATGTTTTTATTCCACCTAAACCATTTGAAAGTTGGACATTAGATACAACACTTTTAAAATGGGTTGCACCAGTTGCAGAACCGATTTTAACAGATGAAGATATACAAGCTGGTAAAAGAAATAACTGGATAGAAGATACACAAACTTGGGAAACAATTACATATACTGATTAATTAATATAATATTTGTATATGATACAAATTGACATTTATCCTAAAAGAAAAGAATTTGAATTTTTATTAGATAAATATCCACCAACTTTGGCAAATAAACAATTACCAGATTGGTATAAAAAAACAAAAAATTTAGATAAATTTAAATTATTAGATCGGTCAAAAAATAATCTTCATATAAAAAGATGTCCAGCAGTAAAAGAAGAAATTACAAATGGAATAATATTACGTGCTTGGTCAGATATTTACTTTTATAAAAAAGAAAATGAAAATTATATTTATTGGGAAATGGAAATTGGAAAAGTAATACAAAATTTTGAATGGATTAGTTCACATAATCATCAACAAGTTGATAATTTAGATCTCAATGAAATAAATAATTTTGGTGTTTTTAAACTAAATTCGCCATTTTATTTTAAAACAACAAAAGGTTACGGACTAGAATTTAAAGATGTATTTTATCATCATAGACGGAATATAAGATTATTACCCGGTATGGTCGAAAATGATATTTGGCACGAAACAAACTTCCCGTTTGAATTTTATTTTGATGTAAATAATGAAAAACCATTTAAATTTATGATTAAAGCTGGAGACCCATTATTAATGATTAAACCATTTAAATTAAAAGAAAAATATAAATTAAAACTAAATAAATACAATTCTAAATTTGATGAACATCAACAAAATAATCAAAGATTTTTATTAAGTTTGAGTGAAAATTGGAACAGATACAAAAATAATTTATGAATTTAACTTATGGCACAACATTACAAACCTCTACCTAATAGTTTAACTATTATGCCTAGCAAGATAGAAGGTTTAGGATTGTTTGCTATAAAACCTATCAAAAAAGATACCAAGCTTGGTATCACTCACATCTTTTGTGACTGCAATTCACAGATAGTAAGAACTCCTTTAGGTGGATTTATTAACCATAGCAATACACCTAACTGTCAGTTAATTAAATATGAAGGCTTTAACTATTTGTGGGTTAATGAAAACATAGAACCTCTGACAGAATTAACAGTTAAATACACTCTATACAATCCAGAAGAAGAATAACGTGATATAATCCTGCTTATGGATTTCATAATAGGATTTTTACTAGGTATTTTTTTAAAAGATATTCTTTATACTCTTAAAAGATTAAGTAATTATGATTGGGAAAATCGTAACTACTACGATAAAGCTTATACCTGGAGTGATGACATTTACATGTCGGAAGATGATCTACCATAATGTCCAGCGAAAAGTATTCTAACGGATTTACACAGAAGGAGTTGAATATTATGGTGTTGGAAAAATTAGACAAGCTAGAGGAAAAACTAGATTCAAAGCTAGACAAATCAGAATTTTATAAAGTATTGGGATTAATTGCCACAATAGTTATTATTGCTGGCACTTTTACAATGGGGGGATAATGTCTACATTAAAGATAGATACGAAACAATTAACAAGTGCATTACTTGCTGGATTGATTGCAGCTTTCGGTTGGGTGTTTAACTCAATAGAGGAAATCAAATCACATCAAAATGCTTGTGACGCAATGGTAGAAGAAATGAACAGCGAGCTAGATATGCTCGAAAGTAATTTTAATGCTTTGCTTTTTAAATTAGGAGGATAGATTGATATGGGACAGAAGAACCGTTGCAATACTGTTCGTAATAGTAAAGGTACTTATATCACTGTTTGTAATTGTAAGCATGGGAGTATAGAACATGAACATAATAAGTAGAGATATATGGGGTGCTAAGCCTGCATTTAGAGCTTATGCTTCTATGGGTGAAGTTAAAGGGCTAGTTGTACATTGGTCTTATTATCCAGGAGCTATAGGAAACAACGCAGAAATGGATCAACTTAAAAGTATTCAGAAGTTACATCAAGTAGATAGAAACTGGAACGATATTGCTTATAGTTTTTTAGTTGGTAACACTGGACAAATATATGAAGGTAGAGGTTTTAACGCTAGACCAGCATCACAAGGAACTAACGAAGGCAATAGGCACTATTATTCTGTGTGTTGGTTAGGTGGTAAAGATAAAACAATGGCTAGTGAAGCTGCGTTAAAGTCTATAGAAAAATTACACGAAACTATAGGTGGCGAGCTAAAAAAACATTTAGATTTTAAATCTACAACTTGTCCTGGTCCACAACTATCTGAGTGGGTTGATAATAAAAATAATCCAGTAAAAGCTACTAACGATAGTCCACCTGAAATGGTACACCCACAGTTTATAAACAAGAAACTGGACACAATTATTGCTAAACTAGAGAACATTGAAACGAAATTAAAATTAGGAAGGCTAATTAAATGAGTGAAGAATATAAAGTAGTATTAGAAAAAACTCTTTGGACATTTGTTCAAGCATTTTTAGGTGCTTTAACAGTGGGTCCATTAGTTGGTGTTAGTGCTAATGCTTTTCAGCTAGCTGCCTTATCAGGTGCTTCTGCTGCATTAGTAGTCGTCAAAGAGTTTGCAAAGAAAAAGATTGGAAAGTAATGTACGGTTCAAAGCTATCAAACAAAAAGAAAGCTAAGAAAAAAGTCGTGAGAAAATCTCGCAAAAAGATGTAATTCATAGTTATCTCTTTCATATATACAAAACAAAAAACCCTCTATTGCTAGAGGGTTTTTTTATCATTATGTCAACTTGTTAGGAGGTTGCCATAAACTTAGATACTCTTATTTTAAAAGGGTACCTCAGAATTGTCAACCTTGTTTTCAGCACTTTCACTAACTGAAGTTGCTGGCTTAGTACCAACAGGGAAGAATTTGTTGATTTCTAAGTAACGAGTATCGTTCTTATCTTCAATCAACTCTACACCTACAGGCTTACCTACATAGTCTTGAGGATTGAAACTAATCTCACCTTCTTGCATAGGTATCCCTAGTGCACCCATTAACTCAACAAGTTTCCATTTTGCATTTGCAGTGAACATAGTGAAAGTTCTTAGTTTAAGTCTTCCAACTTGCACAGTCCACTTCCAGCCTTCGTTACCACTTTGAGCCACATGGTCTTCTACTTCTACGATAGTTGCTTCATAATCACCTGGGGTAATTTGATTAGCACCACCATTACCTGATATATCATCAGTTGTTAAACTAATTTTCTTAGCTTGTACCATTTTTATCCTCCAATAATTTGTCTAGGAAATAATCATCTTGTGCATAGAGATGTAGTCCTAGACCTACTCTCATAGCACATCTTTTTAAAGCGTCACTAATAGCCATTTTTAATCTATCGCCATTAGTTCTACCTTTACCGAACGGATTGTCTAGATCACCAGCTTCCTGGATAACAACCTCCTTGCCGTCAATAGTCATAGTGAGTTCTAAGACTACGCCAGTGCAAACTTGACCCAACTGAGGGTGTACGTCATACACAATCTCTACAACTCTCTGACTAAACGGACCTATATGAGCTAGCAACCTTTGGTTAACTGCACTGTGTTCAACGAAGTCACCAAACTTACCTGCGTCTTTACCCTTTTTAACAAGACTGGTAAAAGGTTTTGCTAAGTCTCTAAGATTTTTCAATTCTATCACCGTCTTTCATATTAACTGCCCACTTAGGAGCACTAGCTGTGTCACAATTAATGACTGCTAGTTTTGATTCATCATCAATAACTTTCTCTAAGAAAGTATCTCTTGCAACATTTGCACTCATGCCACGCTTTTCAGCTACAGCATCAAGTCCTCTTAACTTAGGTACAAATGTGTTACCAAGAATTGCTGCTAAATCAGAAGTCAGACTTACGCTACCTGCACCGTCAAGTAACCAATTAAGGAAACCATACAAGTCTATTGTCTTGTACTTGTACCCTTTGTTTACATGAAACACAGTGCCATTAAGTTTGAACGTACCACTTTCTTCAATCTTTCTAGCTAACTGTACGTCAGCATAATTGTTGATTTTTGTAGTGGCAGTCTTAGCAGCTGAGATAGGTATACGAGCAATAGCTATGTCTTCATCTTTCATAGCGTCAATCTCAAATGCTATCTCAGTGTTTTCTATAGTCTCAGACTTAACTACTTCTTTAGCTAAATCTAAAACATCATCTGTGTATAGATTATTCATTTATCCTCCCATACAAATTGACAGTCGTATCTTTGCTTATACTTCTAAACTCACACTCAGGGTGTTGCTTATTAAAGTAAGAAGCCATATTGTATATTTTCTGTCTTTTGCTTTTCTTAACAGAAAGTAACTTTACCCACTTGCCAGGAAACTTAGACATCATGTCCATGTATCCCATACGTTCAGCAAGTGATCTTTTGTCAGATTTTTCATAAACACTTTTTGGAAGTGAATCGAATACTTCTGGCATACTACCTCCTTATAACTTGATTCAAGTTTAGTACAGGTAGAATTTTAGTCAAGATATTATAATAATTTTAAATTATCCCAACCGTCTTTATCAACAGTAAAAGTTAAAACATTATTAACAGTTTCAGTTCCATACTGTTCTTTGAAATATGTACTCTTATCTAATGAAGGAACTTGGAACCAAGTTCTAAGTCCGTCTTGTATAGTACGCAAGTGATGATAGTGACCAGAGACTAAAATAGTAGCGTCACCTAAACTTTGAAATCCAAAACTTTGACCTTTCCAAAAGTTCATTAACTTATCACCAGGGTTGCTACCAGCACGACTAAGGTGACCATGAGTAAATCCAATCACAGTACCATTGCAATCTAAAGTAAGATGATGACCGTCAGGTATTATAAATTTGACATGATTGTATGGTCCATATGATAAAGCATCAGCAGATGAAATTAGGATACCAATGTCATCATTATCTAACTCAGATGTTATAACATTTTTATCTCTGCCACGATTTTGACCATGATTACCTGGCACACCACCTACTACAACTTTAGGTGCATGCTTTGCAAGAGTAGTTACTACTTCAAGAAACAATCTACGAGTTACAGTTATCTGCTCTAATCTATCTAACTGTACTTTGTGTGATTGTCCAGGGTAGAATCCTGTTACCCCTTCGATTAGATCACCAAGTGAAATTATGTAGATAGTAGAAACATCAATACCAAGTTTCTTTAATTCTTTTAATCTGTCAACAGTTCTATTAAGACTTAACTTAACTCTATCTATAGTTGCTTGTGGTCCACCTCCGTCAGATTTTCCCATTTGCCAGTCACTAGCAAAATAAAAAAAGCCAACTCCTTTTTTAACTGCAGGTTTCTTATAAGGTTTATGTTTCTTAATTTCTGCAATAAGTCTTTTTAAGTCAGCTTCTTTCTCTGGGTTCTTTTTTCTGATGTCAGCTTTGTAGTACCAGGCTTGTTCTTTAACACCGTCACCCATATTCATATCCCATGTGCGAACATGTAAGTTACCTACGATTTCATATTCAGCTGGATTCCAACCCCACTCTCGCAACAGGGAATCGAAAGTGGGATTGGGGTCAGTAGTAGGTCTAGATACTACATATCCAGTATTGGTGTTGGGATTATACGATACACCAGGTTCAAAACCAGTGGGGTGCTTTTGCTTAGCAGCAGCTTTATGCTCCTCTATTTGTTTTTGCTTACTTAGAAAGTCTTCTAGTGATTTCTTCTTTGACATGTTTCTGTATTGTTTTAAGTGCAAATGGACAGCCCTGCTCGACTAGATATTCTGCAACGTATAATATCGGATATTCATTTTCAATGGTTTCATCAATGACTTCATTAAATAACTCATCATTATCTACATACCATTTGGTACGCATCTTTGGAGCCATAAAATCTGCCATAGATTTTTTAGTATTCTCAGACATTTTTCTCCTATATAAATTAACATAGATTATAATAGCATAGTTAGGAGTTAAATGAAACAAACAATAGAATTAATGAGCCATGTTTGGGCTAACAGTGGTGGTGGTAAAGTATGGTTGGCAACCAACGGTACTAAATGGGAAGAAACTTGTTATAATTGGAGTGATTATGGCAGTATTCTTAAGGCTATTAGTAATCAACCACAGGGATCGGATATCTATTGGACACCATTAACTTTTCACACGGACCAATCTAGAAAAGCAATCAATGCAAAAGATAAAGTCGGAGTTTTATATGTTGATATGGATAGAACTGATATCAACTATGAGGATTGTTTTGTCATAGTTCCTAAACCTAATTTTATTTGGGAAACAAGTGGGAACAGGTGGCAAGCAATTTGGCTTCTTGAAGACACAATACAAATATCTACACAACAAGAAGTCAACAGAAGGCTAGCATATCATTTGAAAGCAGACACTGGGGCGTGGGACGCAGCACGTGTGTTGCGGGTTCCTGGTTCTGTAAATTATAAAAGGGGTGGTCAACAAGGAAAGATAGTTAGATATGAACCTGACTTTGTATTTAACTATGATGACTTTGATGCTATTCCTTTAGTTGTATCGAATCACACAACTTATGTTGAGAGTGATATGCCTGCCTTACTGGATTACGTTTCTTGGCAAGGTTTAATATCTCAAGAGTGGAACAAGATACCACTTGAAGCTAGGTATTGGTTATCTATATCTGATGAACAGTACAAAGCACATGGGGTTATAGATAGAAGTAGTTTAGTTACTACTGTCATTAGAAAATTAATAAAAGTTTATGAACCTGAAATGGTTTTTAGTTTGATATGGCACGCACCCTGGAATAAATTTATTACTCGTCCTAATACTCTTTGGACACAAATCGCAAAACACAAAGTCGCAGTTTAGCCGACTCGCATACCAACTTTTACGCCTTGCTATATCCCCCCCTGCGGTATTTTTTTGTGTCTGAGACTGAGCGGAACGAAGTGTAGCGAATAAATGAGTGAGTGAACTTGTGAACGAACGTCACGAACGAACTTGTGAGTGAGTTATAAGCGGAAAGTTGTGAGGTACGAACAACTTTACAAGATAAAGAAAAAAAACAAACTTGCTGTTGCAAGCCGACGAATGTCGGATCTTGCAACAGCTTAGTTTGTTACTAGTTAAGCACTGGAACCGTGCTTAACTAGATAAGAGTTCCACTGCGTAGCAGTGAACTCGCAGACACCGCCGAACTCACTTTCAAATAAGTCTTTGATGTCATTATAGTCGAGACGCTTAAGCTGCTGAATCTCGAAGCCTGAATAGGCTGAGAGTTCATGCAGTCCGATTTCTATACCGTCCTCAATAGTTGAGTAAGTATAGTAATCATCGTCATCATACATATCATAAGTGTCATACCAACCACGTCCTGTGTAGTAGGAAGTGTTGACGAACTTATTACTAACAGCACAATGGTTTGTGTTAGAAAACCATGTGCCGTCTAACCACGAACCTTCTTTTTCGTTAACAATGTACCATTGTTGACGAAGGTTCGGATTGGTTGTGAGAAACGCAAGTTTACTCCAACCAATTATGTCACCGACATATTCAAGCATGTATGGGTCATCAAGCCACGTAGGACGCATGTAGCGTAACCATGTGTTGACGAACATACGTGTGTCTGAAATGTCCGACTTGTCGGGCGTTTCGACACAGTCAATTATGCCGTTGTGTGCCATGACTGTATGATTGTCAACGTTGAATGGGTGAGTGTTTGCAAGGCAAACAGAACCATGAGTTGCAATACGACAATGTACAAGTATCGGTGACGATACGCTGTACTTGTCGAATACAGACAAAGCAACCTTGACAAAATCTTTTTTGTCAAGTGTTTTGTAGGTGCGTATGGTTTTAGTTTCATCTATGAAACTAATACCTGCACCGTCTGGATTGGTATCCCACATATCGGTCAAGGTTGATTCGTCAAGCTTGTTACCGATTGGGGAAAGTGCGATTACACACATGCGATATATCCTTTCTTTACTAAGTAATCGTATAAGTTTGGGTACTCATGTCTCATGAGTGAGACATGTGCTAAATAAGCGTATAGCTTATGTGCACCGTCACGTGCCATATCTTGATATGTCAACGTGTTGAAGTACTTTTGCATAGAATCTAAGAATTCTATGTTCTTAGCTATACGTTCAAATCGAAGATTGCTACGAAAGTAGCGGTGTTCGATTGTATAGCTACTATCTGCTAACGCACCACGATTAGGAAAGCCACCTTTTTGTTTTGCAATATATGCAATAGGTTGGCTAGGTTTTTGCAGATAGCACCATTCGGCGTCTTCGCCGATTGATCTTTGTGCTATATCTGCAATTAAACCTGGATTCTGGTAATGAAACTGAATCCATGCGTAAGCAGTAGTAAGTGACAAGCCTGATTTATTTATGTGGACATGTGCACCTGCACTTCCCGCATAAAAACCTTTGAATCGCTCTCTTGCGTAAGCAAAGGCGATTTTAAGGTCGGTAGTAGCTTTCTTGAAAGCTGCTGCCGTAAATGGTGCAGTCACAAATTCGACGTCAACAGTAGCGTCTTCTTTTGCTATACAAAATACTGGACTTGTACAGTATTTTGAACCGAATGCAGCATTGAGTTGTGTTAGAAACTCAAGCGTGTCATCAAAGTCATAACCGCTACGATATTCGACTTCTAGTTCTAGTCCCATGACAAGGGGATTAGAAGTAGTGAGATTTGAAATGGGTAACCATTTGAAATCTCCGTCGATTACGTCTACGTACATACCACCGAATGGTTTGTAACCATAATTCCAAAGTGAAGGGTAATCACTTTCGACATAGCAGTCATAGTTTTCACAATTCTCACACCTGTGTACTAGTGCACAGTTGTATTCACATTCGTGATAACCTGACAATGATTGTCCACAGTCGCATGTTGTGTCGACATTAGGATAGTCGGCACAGTCTTCGTGGTAATACCATGTTTCACCACATTCGTCATTTCCGTAGGAAATCGAACCTTGTGGTAAACCGATATTTCTGTTTGACAAATTAGAAGTTGTCATCATCTACCTCCTCTGAGTTATCTGAATTAGTTTTGCGGATATCTGCAAAATTAATTTGTATATTGAACGTCAATTCTGCCTTATAATGTGGGGCTGGGTGACGCAATACACAATCAACGATGTTGATGAAGCGTGGAAGTACTTGTACTTCATCACGCAAAGAATTAGCAATCAACGATTGCAATTCTTTATGATCAAACACGATTGATTGTGTTTGTATATCAACGTGTACTTTTGGCATATTTAACCTCCTAACTTTACAAATGCCAATAACGATTCAACGTCGATTTGGACATTGTCCGAATCGGCGTTGTAGATACGAACGAGATCACGTATGACTCGTTCGTAGGTGTCACAAATGGCTTGATACTTAATCAAGTCATTATCGTCAAGTAATTCTATATGAATTACATTGACGATTGCATTTCGTTTGTCGGCATATGTGCCGATAAGCGAAATCATATTGCCGACGTGAGATGTGTCTCTGTCGGCTGATTGGAATTTAGACATGGTTCCTCCTAACTTTATCATTATACCATTTATCTAATTTATCTAGTGTTCGCAGTATCCACGCTTGGATACTGAACACTAGATGTGTCGCCATAAGCGACATGAATAAGCAACCAATGAGTGGTATATAATTATCCATGATAATTATCCCACTAAGCTTGAAGCACACTTGTGTGTTTCAAGCTGATTAGTTGCAACTTTTGCACTGCAAAGGTTGCAAAGTTGACTAACTAAGTCGTCAACTAAGTTACCTGTTACGTATTCGTCGATTTGCCACATTTTTTACCTCCTAACATGTAGACAATTGCGATTACTTGAACCACACTAAAGTAATTAAATAATATTAATGTGGATTCTTTTTGTTCCCATACACCTGTGCAAGCAAACACAGCATAGACCACAAGGAGCTTGCGACTATGTGGATCTCTGGGTTTGTGTAGTCGTCGGCTTGCTGTCAAAGCGATTGTGCCAGTTGATGATAAAAATTGTTATGGGCATAGATACACAAGGAGCTTGCGACTATGTGTATCATGTTAGAAGAATTTTTGTTATCAACAAACGATTGATTTGACAAGTAAACCTTAATGTTCATATTTTATTGGAACAAAGAGTTTGGAGCGGCGAGTTGCTTACAGATACACGACCGCAGGGAGATGTAGCCTGTTGCACTTAGACGTGAACAAAACTTTGTGGAAATATAAATTGGACGTTAGGTTTACGTGTTTACCGACGATATGGTAGAACAATAGAAACACATTATTATTATTTTTGCAAACCATAACAGATACGAAGTAT